TCATGCCGTCCTGCCTTTTCTTTGCCTTTCCACCGTCTGATCGTCGCCCGGTAGATTGACTTCTCCGATGAAGTTCCAGACCAGTTCAATCTTCTGCCTGCGGTGTCCGCTGGACTTATCCGGCGCATGGACGATAATCTTCTTTACAAACTCATTGACGATGGTGGGGGTCAGTTCCCGGATACCCACATACTTCCGAACAATGGCTGCAAAGCTGGCAAAATCGGCTTGATCCTGTTCAAAGGTTTCTACCGCTTCCCGCCATGTCTTGACCTGCTCCGTTAGTTCTCTTTGTTCCGCCTCATAGTCGGCGGAGAGTTTCAAGAACCGTTCATGACTGATTGTCCCGCTGATGTCATCCTCATAGATGCGCTTGAAAATGCGGTCAAGCTCGCCAATGCGCTTTTCTGCTTGAGCAATTTCACGCTTGCGCTTCTTGGCCTCTTTTTCGGCTTCTTGGAACCGTTGCTTTTTCGCGGCTTCCTCAAATGCCATGGCATCGTCAAAGAACAGCGCCGTCACATCGAAAATCCGCTGCAAGACAAACAGTTTCAGAGTTTCTTCCCGGATAAAGTGCATGGTACAATCACCCGTGTTACTCTTATATCGGGAACACCGATAGCAGTCTTGCTGCGGTGTCATGTTTTTGCCTGTGGCGAAATGCAGTTTGCTTCCACAGTCGGCGCAGTACAGCAGACCAGAAAACATCCCTTGCCGTTCGGCTTGCTTAGCTGGGCGACGCTTGTTCTCCCGCAATTCCTGCACCCGCGCAAAGACTTGTTCGTCGATAATGGCAGGCTGGGTATTGGGGAAAATCCGCTGGTTCTCCGGGGCGTTATGCAGCCGCTTTTTCAGCTTGTGGGACTTGGAATAGGTCTTGAAGTTTACCGTACAGCCGGTGTACTCTTTACGCTCCAATATCCCTGCAACAGACTTTGGGCTCCACTTGTAAGGCTTCTCCGGCAGCGGTTTTCCGTTCTGCTGGGCGTAGTGGGCCTTAACCGTCAGGACGTGTTGGGCGGTCAGCAGTTTGGCAATCTGCATGGGGCCTTTTCCTGCAATGCACAGATCGAAAATCCGTCTGACGATCTCGGCGGCTTCCTCGTCCACAATCCATTTCTTTCTATCCATCGGGTCTTTCTGATACCCATAGGGCGGATTGGTGCAAAGGTGTTCTCCAGCGTTTCCTTTGGCCCGCATAACAGCCCGAATCTTCTTGCTGGTATCGCGCGCGTAGAAGTCGTTGAACAGGTTGCGAAAAGGGGTAAAATCGTTGTCCCCTTTGTCGCTGTCCACGCCATCATTGATGGCGATATACCGAATATCGCGCTCAGCAAAGAAACTCTCGGTATAGTAGCCCACTTTCAGATAGTCGCGACCCATGCGGGACATATCCTTGACAATGACAGTTCTAACCTTCCCTGCTTCGGCCAGCCGGATCATCTCATTCCAGCCCGGACGGTCAAATGTTACCCCGGACACACCATCATCTCCTGATGTCAAGAGAAAACCAAAGAAATTAAAGAATTTTTCATCACTTTTTATCGGTCTGTGTCAAATCAGGAATCATAATCCACGGCACATTAAATCTGTGACGGAGAACACGCCAATACCAGCGGAGTTCAAATCAGCAATCAGTTCCATCACCCAACCACTATCCCTGCCCAGACGGGCAAAGTCTTTTATCAACAGAGCGTCGGCCCGTCCTTGCCGAACAGCTTCAAGAAAATCATTCAGCCCAGGCCGGTCAAAGGTCAGGCCGCTGGCCTCGTCCTGGGATTCTCCCACAACATTGAGCTGATGCTTTTCTGCAAAGCTGCGAAGATAGTTCATCTGATTTTCCAAAGCCCATGTATCAGGTGAGGCAACGCGCCCATAGAGCCAATATCGTTTCTTATCCCTGTTCACGCTCCGCAGCCTCCTTTTTTGTGGTATCGGCAAGTAGCCGTTGATATTCGTCCCCGCATTTCCAAACGATCTCGATAGAAGTAGAACTGTAAATGTAGATGTTTTGGATCAGCAAATCCACCAGCTCCCGTGTCAATGTCCTGACATTGGTATAGGGAATGATGTTGTAGGTGGAGAGTTCTTCTTCCTTTGCCCGCCGTTTGGCATCCCCCAGCTCTTTGATTTTGGTTTCAAGCCGCTGGATATGTTTTTCGCACTGTCCTCGCTTATGCTGGTAGTCCTCCGCGCTGACTTTGCCGGACACCATATCCTCAAAAGCCGCCATCTTTTCCTGCTGGCGCATTTGGATTGAGTTCTGGTGTGCTTTGATCTGCCGGTCAAGGCGTTGGTTGTAACGGGTATCTTTTGCGGACTGGCGCTGCTTCGCCTGAACCGCCCCTCGGACAAGCTGGGCCATCATGCGGATAGCTGCCAAAACCGTCTGTTCCAACTCCTTTTCATCTATCCTGTCCTGTGGGCAGCCTATATCCGGCTTATACCTGTCGGTCCGGCACACATAGCAGGGGTGGGCAGATTGCAGCCGCTCCATCGCAAGCCCACAGTGGCCGCACCGGATCTTCCGATAGAAAACCCGTGTGCTTTCCCCGGCAGAGCCGGGATGGGAGTTGCGGTTCAGGCTCTTGGCCGTATTGAAAATCTCCTGCGTTATGATTGCCGGGAACGCTCCATCCACAACCGTCCACTGATCTTCTGTGACAGCCTTGACCCGGCTGGAGCCTACCTTTTTCCGGGTGGTCTTGCCATAGATCGCTTTGCCGGTGTACCGCTCATCATCCAGTATCTTGCGAACCATAGCAGAAGTCCAGTAGTTTTTGCTCTGGTCTACACAGTTCCACCTCCGGTTTACTTTTTGGAGCCGTTTTCTTTGCAGCGGGGTCAGTACCCCTTCTGTATTAAACTTTCTGGCAATTTCCGTAGTAGACAGGCCGCTGGTAAAGAGGTCAAACACACGCCGGACCACGGCGGCGGCATCCTCGTCCACCAAAAGAGTGTGCTTATTCCCAGGCGCTTTCTGATAGCCAAAGAACGCATAGGGGGCAACACAGTAGCCTTTTTCGGCAAGCTGCTTTTTGGTCGATCTCACTTTTTCCGACAAGTCCTTGCTGTAAAGGTCGTAGATCACATTTCGGAAGGACACATCAATCAAGCCCGCAGAACCGTACTTGTGATCCTTGCTGTCGTAGGAATCATTGATGGCGATAAATCGCACGTCCAGGAAAGGGAAAATCTGTTCCAGATAGTCTCCAACCACGATATAGTCGCGGCCAAACCGAGACATATCCTTGACGATGATGCAGTTGATCTTCCTCTGGCGTACCTGTTCGAGAAGCCGCCGGACGGCTGGCCGCTCCATGTTCGTCCCAGAATAACCGTCGTCACAAAATTCGAGAATCTGCGCCCCGGCAAATTCAGGCCGCAGCTCAATGAAACGGCGGATGTAGGCACGCTGATTGACAACGCTGTTGCTTTCGTTTTTTTCATCGGACAGGTCGCCGTCCTCGGCGGAGAGCCGGATGTAAATGGCGATCACATAGTTCAACATCTGCTGTAAGACCTCCGGCATCGTGCTACACCTCCTCCTGAAACAACTTCTTCATCTCGTCCTGATAGTTCAACACGATATGTACCTGCTTGTCCTCATTCACATAGATCTTCTCCACCAGCGCCAGTAGCATCTCACGGGTCGGCTCTTTTTCATCCCGGAACTTGGCAAAAGCGGAAAACCATTTATTTTGTTTGGGGCTTGCCTCCGGCAAGGCGTCCTTTTCAGCCTGCAAATCCCGAAGGCGTCCCTCAAGCTGGCGGGCTTCATCCTCATACCGGCTTTTCCCGAACAGATAATCCGCCTGCGTTACAATACCGTCCACATAGCTTTCAAAGAGCGTCTGACGGAGTGTGGCCAGCTTCTTCAATCGTCCCTGCACCGATACGATCTCATTGTCAAGAGCCGTCCTGCGGCTTCTGGCCGCCGAGGACCGGCTGACCCTTTGGATGACCGCCTCCGCATCCGTGAGCATCGCCATCTGCAATCGAAGGACCTCATACACGGCCGCTTCCAAATCGCTTTCCCGCAGGCCGCCCGCATTGGGGCATCCGGCATCCAGAAGCATAGCGTGGCGGGGGCAGATAAAGTGGTACGCCACTGTTCTGCCTTTGTTGTAAACGCTCTTATAGCGTGTCATATTGTGCTGGCAGCACGCGCATGCCACAAGCCCCTCAAAAATGTTTTCGATGTCAAAATGGGCGTATTTCCCCAGACGGCTGTGGTATTCCTCGTGCTTGGCTTTCAAAATGGCTTGAACCGCGTCAAACAGCTCCTGCTCAATGATCGCCTCATGGGTGTTGGGCACAATGATCCACTCTGATGAGGGCATGGTTTTCTGCTTCTGCCCAGCGTGCAGCTTTGTGATTTTTTTGCCCTGAGCCATGTGCCCCAGATACACCGGATTCTCCAAAATATGCTTCACTGTCTGCGTTTGCCACGGAGCATTTTCGGAAAACCTTTTGGCGAATATGATGCCCTGTAAATAACGGTGATAGTTTGGATTGGGGATCTGCTCGGCGGTCAGCGTTCTTGCAATCGCGGCGTTACTCATTCCATCCTTTTTCATCCGAAAAATGCGCCGTACCACCTTCGCCGCGTCTGGATCAACGGCCAGCTTATGCCGGTCCTCCGGGGATTTCACATAGCCATAGGCGGCAAAATTGCCGATAAACTCGCCGCTGCGTTTCTTGGTGTCCAGCGCGGAATACACCTTTTGAGAAATGTCCTTGGCGTAAATGTCGTTCATCAGGTTTTTCAGCGCGATGGTCATGGCCTCTCCGCTGTCCGCCCGGATACTGTCGTAGTTGTCGTTGACGGAGATAAACCGCACTCCCATGAAGGGCAGTACCTTTTCCAGAAAGTTTCCGGTTTCCAGGAAGTCGCGCCCAAACCGGGACAGGTCTTTCACGATGATGCAGTCCACCCGGCCTGCTTTCACATCCTCCATCATCCGCTGGAATCCAGGGCGCTCAAAATTTGTCCCGGTTTCTCCGTTGTCACGATAGCAGTCGTACAGCTCCAAATCAGGGTGCTTGGCGATATATCCGCACAGATAGTCGATCTGCGTTTGCAGGCTCTCGCTGTCCTTGCGGTCACGGGTGTCCATGATGGAGAGGCGCACATAAAGGGCTGTGCGGAAAATCCGCAGAACGGCGGCCTTGGGCAGCTCATCAACCGGAACACCCTGTGCGGCTGCTATCTGTTTTCTTCTGCTCACACGCGCCATTTACACCGCCTCCTTTACCGTGGAGGCTGCCTGCGTCGCCTGACGCTCCATATACTGTTCGATATAGGCTGCCGCCGCCCTGTACTCATTCTGGTACTTAAAAATGATCTCAATTCGGTTCCCTTCATAGACATAGATGCGGTCGATGATTTTCACCAGGATTTTGCGCTCCATCACATCCACATGACGGAAGGACTTGAAATGGGCGATCCATTCCCCCTGCGGGGAACCCGCCCGCACAATGGCGTCCAATTCCTCCTGCCGCTTGCTGATGGCCGCCGCAATCGCCTCACACTTTTCCGTGTAAATCCGCTGATACTGCTTGAACTCATCTTCATTCAGCAGATGGTCCACGAACTTCTCATAAGCGGACATTTTGAACCGCATGGTCTGTTCATAATCGGCTTTCAGCTTTTCAAGCTGCCGGTCGATCTTTCTGGCCTCCATGTCCTCTGCGGGGAGGGCGGCGATGAATTGCAGGGTTTTCTCAATATTAAGCACCGTTTCCATGTGAGCGTGGATACAGTCACGAACCGCATCCATCAGCAGGGCCTCACTGATATTATGGGTGGTGCAGGCGGTTTTGTCCGCCCGGTTGGTGGAACAGGAGTAGTAAAAATATTTTTTCCCGCCTGCCGGAACGGTCTTGCGGATCATGTTCTGCTTGCAGTCGGCGCAGAACAAAAGTCCCGAAAAGGGATAGACCGTCTTTTTCTGTACGGCGATTCTGGTATCCCGGCGCAGCAGTCCGCTCACGGTACGAAAATCCACCTCGCTGATGATCGGCTCATGGGCGCCGGGGACCCTGATCCACTCGTCCTCCGGTTTCTCCATCAGCTTCTTGATTTTATAATTTGGCCGCCCGGTCTTTCCCTGAACCATCACACCGATATAGAGGGGGTTCTTCAGGATGCGCCCAACCGCTACCGCCGACCACTTGGCCTGCGGGTTGCTCTTGAAGCCGGAGATATATTTCATCCCCAGGGAACGCTTGTATTCTGAGGGAGAGAGGACCCCATCGGCGTTCAGCCGGTCAGCGATCCCCTGCTGGCTCATTCCTTCCAGCTTCCAGCGGAAAATATCCCGCACCACCTCGGCGGCGTAATCGTCCACCACAAGCTGATTTTTGTCGTCCGGTGATTTCAGATAGCCGTAGGCGGCAAACGCCCCTACAAACTGACCCTTTCGTTTCTTGACCTCCAAATGGCTGCGGATTTTCACCGAAATATCCCGGCTGTAAGAATCGTTCATCAGGTTTTTGATAGGCAGCAGGATGGTGCTGGCCTGCCCCTGTGCGTTGGCGGTATCGTAGCCGTCGTTAATGGCGATGAACCGTACCCCGTGGTCTGCAAACTCCTGTAAGACCTTTCCGGTTTCAATATAGTTGCGCCCCAAACGGGACAGGTCTTTTACCACGACGCAGTTGACTGCGCCGGAACGCACATCCTGTAAGACTTCCTGAATCCCAGGACGAAAAAAATCAACGCCACTAAACCCGTCATCCTTCCTCTCGGCATGGATGCGGATTTCTGGCATTGATTTCAAAAATTCCGTGATAAATTCCCGCTGATTCTTGATGCTGTTGCTTTCCGGCTTATCTCCATCATCATCAGACAGCCGGAGATAGATGTCGGCGTTATAAACAGCCTGCGCGGTCAAATTTTTCATAACAATGCCTCCAATCGTTTTGTTTGTCAGTCCCAACAACGATTGGAGTGCGAGTTTTGTCCGATTTCTATTATACAGCAGGGCACAGTCAGTGTCCAGGTGTTTTTTTCGGTTCCATTCGTGTCAGGGATTTACAGGGTACGGAGATAGCTTTCAAATTGTTCCTCCATTGTGGTTTCCTTGGCCGCCTCGGAAAAGCCGATTTTCACGACGATCTTTCCGTGGCGGAAGCAGTAGGGGTTGCGGATCTGGCGGATGAAGTCCAGCACCCGTTCCTCTCTTGGAAGTTCTGTGTGGATGGATATATCCCGAATATCGACAAGCTGTTCTGGATCGACCGTCTTAATATCAACGGCGGAGAGCGTATCAAGCTCTGCAAGCGTGAGTGATTTCAAACAGGTTCCTCCTTTCTGCCTCTACCAATCTATTCAGAAGGGCGCCTGTCCTATGCCAGAGAACGCAGACCCACGCTGATTGCCAGGGCTGTGTCGATCTCCTTCATTTTTTTCTTGCTGATCTGCCCGATATATCCCCGCAGTCTCCGGCGGTCAACCGTCCGTATCTGCTCCAACAGCAGCAGGGAGGTAGGGGCAAGGCCCGGCACATCCTCCAACAAAACATGGGTAGGAAGGTGGGTCTTATCCCTTCGGCTGGTGATGGCCGCCGCCACCACGGTAGGGCTGAAATAGTTTCCCACATCATTTTGGAGAATGAGGATAGGGCGCGTTCCGCCCTGTTCTGAGCCAATCACCGGGTCCAGGTCGGCATAGAACAAAGCGCCGCGCCGGATCGCCTTTCGCCGCATAAGAATGACCTCCTGAATATAAGTAAGCCGGAAACAGGGCAGGCCCCGAAAGGCCCGCCCCGCGTCCGGCGAAATTTTCCAATCTGTTTTCTTTCATTGTGCTATTTGTCCTCGACACCCCGCACATGGGAAGTCATCAGCGGCCAGCAGCGAACCGGCCCACGGGAATCTCACCCCTCCGAGGATCTCTCCGAGCTGCCCCCATTGCGTGATCCTGCGGTCAGGCAGGGCTGTGGCTGGACAGGAGTACCATTGTACCCTTTGCCGGTCATGGCCGCGCCGGGAGCTGCCCGGTTTTTACAGACCGCCGTTTCTCGCTCATATAGGCAGGATGACAGCAAGACCAATGAAAGAAAGTAGGTGGGATCTGCTCATCCGTGCCGTACCTCATGGCGCGGCTTCTGAATCGGCTTTTGCTCATCGCACTGGCAAAGGGGAAGTTACCGATGAATGAGTATGCGGTTGTCAAGGAACAGGCGAAAGGGGAGGTTCAGAAAGAACTCCTTTCACCCATCGTCCTGAAACCGTGGGAGTGTCAACCCTGCTCCGCAAAAAATTTTTTCAATTTTTCGATGGCAAGGTTCAGGGATTTGGCAACCGCCTGATGGCTTGTCCCTTCCAGCCTGCCGATCTGCCGGGTGGACAGACCCCTAAAAATATACAGACAGAACCTCCGCTTTTGAATTTCTGTAAGTACATCCGCCTCAAAGAGTTGTTCAAACGCTTTCCGTGCACATAAGCGGTTTCGAAATTCAGTCAGTTTTTCCTCCCACTCCTCATCCAAAGGGCGAGTGGCACAGACTTTACTTTCTTCCAGGCCGGTAAGAGAGTCATCTTTTCGGGTCTGGGCGCTCTCCGCCCGATCCTGCTCATAGTAGATTTGATCAGACTGGGCTTTCAGCTCTGCAAAGTCATGTTCCGTTTTGTCAGGGTTCTCCTCCAAATAATCCTCCAGCGTGATTTCTATGATTTCATTATGAAAGCGATAAACGATGTTAGGGCTGTTTTTATTTATTGCATAGTCGCTTTTGCGGTAATTATACAATTTTCTTACCTCCGATTTATTTTTTAGAAAACAAATCGGAGGTGGCGGCCCCCTGATTCTTTGTCCAGGGAGCCTTAAATGAAAGCGGCTGACTTTGTATTGGGATACAAAATCAGCCGCTTCCTGGATATGTGCATTGAGAAGTCCAACAAGGCCAGCAGCACCGGAAGGCGGAGGTTTGTCCCCACTTGGGGCAAACTCTCGCGCACAAAAACGCTGACCAACGCCTATTGAAAGTTGTCCATTGAAAGCCGTGTGTCGTTGATGTGGGACAAAAAGCAACTTCTCAATGCTGTGGATTTTCTGATCCATAGCATTGTTACTCCTTGTCCGCTGTTATGCGGACGGCACACAGGCGGTTGGCATCATCCCCTTTCTTCCATTAATGTGGCAGTTTTACGCTACCGCCTTTGTGATTATCTCTAATTGTAAGTGCTAAAGTTTAAAGAGGTATTGGCGGTCTGATCTGCGCTATTTAAAAAAGGCGACCCTTATCTAAAGATAAGGCCGCCTTAAACATTGGATATATAAGATTCTGATTTTATATTTGCTCATTAGCCTTATCTAGCTTTTCCAAGGGAGAAGTCAACTACCACAATCAGAATCTATCATAGGAAATTCATCAGGGTTTCATTAAAAAATGTAAAATTCACTTAAAATAGAATGACTTTTTACAATTTTAATGGCAATTCTATCTTATATCCTACACGAAAAACAGTTTTAATGTATATAGGATGCTTAGGGTCATTCTCAAGCTTGTTTCTTAATCGCCAAATAGTATTATCGACTGTATTGGTGCCTAACTCATAATCTTCAGACCATGCGGCATGATAAAGCTGTTCACGGCTAAATACTTGCCCAGGCGATTGCGCCATACAGTGGAGAATTGAAAATTCACCATAGTTTAAGTGAATTTCTTTTTCCGCTTTAAATACTTGCCGCCGTTCTGGGAATATTGTGATATCACCTAAGCTCAAAACCATATCAGCAGGTTCAGCAGCGTGAAATATCTTAATATTCTCATTGTTTAATATATTTATGATAGATTGAAATATATCCCCGCGTGGATCAGATGTTCGTATAACGATAATTTCTTCCATACTACACTATTTGTCTCCAATTTTTCTGAACTAGCATGGTTAAGTATATAGATCAAACTTAAGATATATATGTATTATGATATGCAAAAGGTATTCGTTGTAAATTTGGATTTTTTAGCGGTAAGAGCGGCAATCAACATCAGATTGCCGCTCTTATTTTAACTAGATTCTAGAGCTATCTTACTCTTTTGTGTAGCATAACTTACTACAAGAGATACATTATCTCTTTGCCGTTACTGCGGATGTTTCGACATCAATAGAATCAGATTCAGATGAGCTATTCCCGGCGTATGCAGTTACGATTGCTTTATATTCTTTACCAATAGTTCCGGTAAATGTTACACTACTGTCACAGAAACTAGTGTTTGATTTGAGCATACCTGTCGTGCTACTACTAGAATAATGTTTTACTTCCACCCATGCACCATTTCTCTTCTCATAAACATATATGTCTTTTGCACCAACAGAACTCATTCTTGATTTTGCAGTTACCTGAAAGTGAATTTCAATCTTTCCGCCTGAAGATGTACTACACCATGCTTTTTGTGCCTTAAGATAAAGACTGGCATAAGGAACGATGCCATCAGAAATATAGTTATTACAATCTTCGATTGCATGAGCGGTTACAATTTCAGCGGCAGCCGCATTTTGCATAAGGAGAGAAAAAGTGAACAGGGTCATTAAGAATACAAAAAAGTATCTTTTCACGATAAATACCCCCCATGTTTTACTACTGATTATAAATCGATTCAATCATTTTTTTGAGAGTATCAACGCTAATATTGCCGCTAATGGAGCATTCGTAGTTCTCAACTGTCCAGACAGCAGTATAATCACCTAAGTTAGACATAATATAATGGCTAACTCCTCCCACAATAAATTCATCCACAGGAGAACTGTCTTTTTGATACCAACTAGATTCATTCTCTGGCAAATGGTCATAGAGATTGATTTGGATAGAAAATCCTCCAATTTGATCTGAGGATTGGTAATATTCATATATCGTTGTGCGATCCGAATGAACATTTACTTGGAACTCTAATAGAGAATAGTCACTTGGAATCCATGATGGTAAGAGAGGCTGAGCAACTCCAAGGACAGACAACACTTCACTTGCAGAATCACATGATTGGAGTGCCATTTCATCGGTAGATCCATTTTGGGTGCACGTACTTGATTCGACTTCTCCTGAATAATTGACCTGAAATAGTTCTTGTGTCCATGATTTGAAAATAGACACTATATCTATCTCATAAGCAAATACGGTTACAATTCTAATTAAAAGTGTACAAATAACTGCAGCGGTGATTCGCACAAAAACGCGCTTCCGAGTAACAACAGATTTCTGTTTTGCTCCATTTTTGGATTCTTCCGCAGTTATTCTATCCTGAATAATCGTGTCATTTGATTCGAAATTAAACTCATCATCCTCCCTCTGTTTTAATAGCCCAACAATAATCTTTATTTCGTCTACTGATAATCTGTCAGGCTCTGCACTATTTAGGTCTTCACGGAGAATAGATCTCAGATCGGCGCTACTTATTTGAGTGAAATCGTTTATGTCTTTGTCTTGTGGGGTTCCACTACCGTGCAAAGTGAGCGTCCTCCTCTCATTAAGGTATGTAAGATATAAATGGATACGTCACAATTTTTTCTAATCCTTTTGAATTTCTTTGCGCAGTACACTTTTTGCCCTGAGTATGCGCATTTTACATGCAGACACAGATAGATTATGTCGTTTTGACAATTCTTCATACTGATAACCATCACAGTATCTTTCACAAAGCAAAGTCCAATCTATTTCGCTTAGATGATGCTTATAGCTTTCATAAAATAGTATGTTAGATTCAAATTCTGCTGTCGTTGGAAAAATCTGATCAAACATAGACTGGGTTATCTTACTGATAATTTTATTTGGCTTTTGTAAATCTCTATTTTTATTTCGAACTACATTTTGCAAAGTACGATACAACCATCCTACCTGATTGTTGCTGCTCTGCAAATCTGCTATCTTTTGAACTGCAATAGCAAAGGTTTCTTGCACGACATCTTCCACATAATCTGAATTATATAAAATATATCCGGCATAGTTAATCAGATTTTGATATTCCGAACTATATAGTTCTTCCAGTAACTTAGAATCATCAGAATTCATTTTGTCTGAAATGAAGTCTGTTATATGCACCTGCTACTCCACCTCTTTATACACACTTCACTATTTAAAAAACAACGGGTTTTGGTTTTGACTATTCTAGATCTGAAAAATATTCTACAATTAGTTTTAATGTTGCTGACGCATAGTCTCGATGGAGCGGATTTAGCTTATCCAACTTTGCCGAGAGTTCCGTGGCATCATTTATTTTTCCAATATAACTATCAGTTCCTAAAGCCTCATCAGCAGAAACTTTTAAAGTATTGATAATTTTAATTAAAGTATCATATGCAGGTTTTTTAGTACCAAGTTCTATTGCCGCTAGAAAGGCCACACTTATATCCAGCATTTCCGCAAAAGATTCGCGGCTCAAATTATTATTCTGCCTGTATTGACGGAGAAAATTACCAATACCACTTGACATCATTTAGAATACCTCCGGTATGTCTTTTTACTTTTAGTATAATCAAATATTCAGAAGCAAAAACAGACCCTCGGTATCAATAGATACCAAGGGTATTGATTTTCGCTATAATTTATGTTAAACTGATATCATATTTATACTTAGCCGTATATTTTTCGGAGCTTCTTTATAGCGCGATTTTTAATCTGATTGACATTTTGGCGAGATACTTTCATTTCTTTGGCAATCTGACTGACCGAAGTTTCCCAGAAGAAAAACTTAATGATGACCTCTTTTTCGGCATTTGTTAGGTTGCATCCAGAAAGCATTAACTTAAACTTAGATAAGTGTTCTTCTTCTGGAGCAGGAGCATTTTCCATATAGAATTGCTGTGACTCTGTTAGATCGCTGACATGCTGCTCTTTAGAAGAGAGTATGTTTGCTCGTTTTGATAATTTAAAATAAGTATGATTGATGCTCTGTGTAATATAATTGACAAGGGCACCATCACCTGTTTCTGAGAAATCTTCGATTTTTATTTTGTAAATAACTTCGATAAGGGAAATTACCAGATCGCTGAAAGCATCTTCGTAATGAAGTTTATATGCATACTTGTGCAGTAGCTGTTGAAAAGTCCTGATAAGATCAAGCATGCAGTTTTGATTTCCACGTTGTGCTTCTAATATTTTTCCCGATAGCATATTTCTCACTCCCAATAATTTGAAGGGAATTTTGAGAGGGATATATGAGCTACGGTACAATATAAAAAGCGTTTTCAGAGTGAAATTGTAAACTAGTGTTGGTATATGTAATATATTTCTATATCTGTCACTGTTGAGACTAATTTGATCTGATATTTAAAACAAAAGTGTGACGTTTTTTATCCCTTATGACATTTTATTGTTAGAAGGGAATTTTGAGAGAAGGTGCAGTTACAGTAGACTGTTATACAAATATCCATAATTTTCAATAAGTCGGCAAACACTAAAGCGGAAGAAAATTTGTAGATATCAAAGGAGGTCAAAAGGGCAAGGCAAAAAACTCTACTATGTAAGCGCTGGAATAATCGAAAGAATAAAGGAAGGTAGCAGATGAAACAAATGCTAAAAAGAGCTTGTATGGGTGTAGTATTGCTCATACTTACACTAACAATGGCCGCATGCTCCACAGAAACGATTGAGCCAGCTACTAGTAAATTTTCTACCGGAAGTGACGATGCGAACACTATACCAACTGATGATTTAGAAACATCGCTTTTGCCAAACGAAGCCTTTGAAAATGTACTACTTAATCAAAGGCAGTTTTTTTACACTAATTCTAACAGCAATCCCATCTATCAAAGCGATGTATACCTCTCTGAGATTGCAGGGGAAGATCAAAGTACGATGTCCCTTCCAAAGTTTGCTGTTGTAGATATGGATGGAGATGAGTTGCCTGAAGTTGTTTATCAGCGGGGTGACTACATGGGATTTATAGTCTTACGCTATAAAGATGGCGATATTTATGGTTACGATGTTAATTATAGAGGGCTTACGGGCCTCAAAAAAGATGGCTCTTATTCGACGTCTAGTGGCGCCAGTAACACTTCCGTTGGGAAGATGCGTTTTCTAGGTGAATTGTTTGATACCGATGTAAAGTTTTCTTCAGTTGAACAGGAAACGGTAAGTTACTACTTAAATGGTACGGAAATAGACGAAGTTACATTTAATCAGCTGTGGGACGAATATGAAAAATTACCTGATGTAGATTGGTATGAATATACAGAAAGCGCGGTAAAAGAATGGCTGCCGCATTATTTTGAGGCACGGGAAGCGGCGATATCATATGAGTACCATTCTACTCCAATGCAGGATTACCTAGATTCCTTATCTGATTTGTTGTATAACGACTATTCAGCCCATGGAGACAATACTGAAGATGAGTATAATGCCATTTTTCAAAATTCCTATGATGGATGGGATCAAGCAATGGCAACAATCTACACTCTATGTCAAGACAAGCTCACTGGATCAGCTAAGGATGTACTTGAGGCTGAACAGCAGCAATGGCTTGATATGCGTGAACAGATGGCCTTAAACACTCCAATCTTTTTAGTCACTGACATGACAAAAATGCGTACTTATGATTTAATTTCTCTCTACTTTGAGGACCATTTTTACGATTGACACTTTTAATGCTCATCTGAACTAAATCGCCCAGAAGTCAGACTATAAATGTAATAGTAACAATTTATAGCAACTGCACATAGATATGAAAAATGGCGAGACTTATCGTATGCAAGCAGTAGAAGCTATTTACAGCAACAAATAAAACTCTTCAAAATATACAGAGGCGGCACACCGAGTGTGCCGCCTCTGTTGCTATTCAATCATAGACTTTCTCCCAATCATTATCCTTGATGATCCACTTAGCCCTCCAGCGTGGAATCGAATGAAGTCCTGGGTGTACCTGTAAGGCCCCAGGCCGGTTTCCTTGGCAGTTTCAATCAAACTATAAAGGACTGCGCTGCTCCGGGGTCCGCCAGGTGTATCGCAGAACAGGAAGTCCTTCCGGCCCATCACAAAGGGCTTAATACTGCGCTCGGCGCGGTTGTTTGAGAATTCCAGCCTGTCGTCCTCCAGATAGGGTCACTGTTCCAGAAGATAGTGCAGAGTCTTGCCCAAGGCGGACTTCGGTGCGGTCTGAGTCTTCAGTGCATTTGCCCATGCCAACAGAGCCTCTTTTCCTGCTCCAGACGCCTAGTAAATCGTTCTTCTGCTGTCAACACGACAAAGTCGTGCTCCAGCTGGAACAACCTTGCAAAATAGCACAGGGCCGCTGCCGGTTTAGAAGCAGGCTGCTCTTCCATAAAGGCGTGAAAATATTTTTATGCTGAGTTTACTTTTTTGCCGGAAAAAGCTTTTTAATATTTAGATTTGCAAATCTAAAAACAAATTAAAGGAGACTTTTTTCATGGCAAAGACTGTGCGATACGTCAGTACCAGTAGCGGTGTGAATGTGCGAGATGCCGCCGCTGGCAACAAAGTCCGTTCTCTGCCTCAGGGTACCCTGATGATCTATGACACCGCGAATGCGCCTGTCAAAAAGGCTCTGAACGGAACCACCTACACCTGGATCAAGGTCACCTATTACTATCAGGGCGCCAATGATCAGTACCTCATGGCCACCGAAGCGACGGGGTGGGTGACCCAGGACAACACTACTAAGGTTTCCACCACTGTTCCGGGTAAGTCTTCTGTCTATTCCGGCAATCAGTCGTATAAGCAGAATGAGCGCCTGGTAAACGCGCGGTACATCTTCGACTATCTGCGCTCTCTTTCCTCCACCAAGCGTTGGAGCGTCAATGCCATCTGTGCTACGCTGGGTAACATGGAGGCCGAAAGCGGCATTACTCCTGGCAAGTGGGAGGTGCCGGAGGAGGACAGTAAGGGCTTCGGTCTGGTGCAGTGGACTCCTGCCACCAAATTCATCGATGAGCTGAAGCCTGGCGAAAGCAAGACCGACATCGATGTTCAGCTGAGACGCATTCAGGCTGAGGTGGATGGTACCTATAAGCAGTGGACCTCCAATTCTCACAGCCCTGCGATGACCTTCTCTGAGTACACTAAGAGCACCAAGTCCGTCGCTACTCTGGCGGAGTATTTCCTGCGGTGCTACGAGCGGCCGGAGATCACCACCGGTATGGTGTCGGAGCGGAAGCGTTGTGCGGAAAAGTGGTATAACATCCTGTCTGCGGTGGGCGATATCTAAGCGCTCAACAAAAAAGTGACACCGTTACGCCTCTGAAATAAGGTGCCAAACAATAAAAGTGCCAGGACGAGTTACCTTGTTCCTGGCACTTTTCATTTATCAACATTTGTGAGAATAATGTGAATTAAACTAAGCGAAGTGCAAAGGAGACAATATGGACATTTCTTCATTTGGAATTACTGGGGTAGCTTCGATTACTGCTATCTGCTTCCTGGTAGCTGAAATAATAAAAGCCACCAAACTAAACAAAAAATGGATACCCCCAATCTGTGGTATTTTAGGCGGTGTGATGGGACCAATAGCAATGAAGATTATTCCATCTTTTCCTGCTTCGGATATGCTTACCGCAGTGGCTGTCGGTATTGTTTCTGGCTTATCCGCTACTGGTATCAATCAGACATATAAACAACTTACAAGGAGATAACCATATGGAACCGGAAATAGTTGTTGCGCTTCTCTCTTTAGTGGGGACACTTGGTGGTTCTTTCTTAGGTGTATTAGCTTCAAACAAGCTAATAAATTATCGAATCCAGCAATTAGAAAAAAAGGTCGAAAAGCACAATAATTTAGTCGAGCGCATGGTACTTGTTGAAACAGAAGTTAAATCAGCTCAGCATCGATTAGATAGCTTGGAGCACAACTAAAAAACAGAAAAATCACAAGACTTCCTGATGAAATATCTTATAGCGAAATTTAATCCGAGATAGTAGCTGGCCTAAACGACTGCTACTTTTAAACACCTAATACTATAGAAAATGTTAATTTCCTATCATCCAGCAATGTATAAACACTAAAAGTGTATGCTTATACTAGAAGTATTTTCTTGCTATTAGATTTATTTCTTCATCTGTAAGTATCTGTTCACCTGTACGGTTCAAGGGGGTACAAAAATGGACTGCCCCCCAGTCCATGCAGCATCCGGGCGGCATTTTTGCCGTCCGGTCTTTCTTTAAAACCATTGGCAAAGGAGTAAGCCGGAAAAAGGAAAAGGGCGGACTGCTCCCCAGGCGTGGAGTCAGGCGCAGAAGAATGGACATTTTCGGTTTTCTCTGCTTCTTCGCCAGACGCAGGTAGGGTCGATTCGGCGGGCTGCTCCGGTACGGGCGGCTGCGGCGCATCGGAGCAAAGGGTATAGAGGTTGCTGGTCTGGCCGCCGTTTTTGCGCTCGTCAAACCGGGCCTGCTTGATGATATAGCCAGCTTCCACCAGTTCGTCCAGCGCCCGCTTGACCGTAGAGATGCCATAGCCGCACTTGGCGGCTATGGTCTTGATGGACGGAAAACACTCGCCCTCCTTGTTACAATGCAGAACAAGGACCTGAAGCACTAGCCGCGCCCTCGGCCGCAATTCAGAGGAAAACGCCCTCTCCATGTATTCAAACTTTGCCATTCTGTGATCCTCCCATTCTGATACTCACTTAGTTACAGCCGCCGTTCTCCCATGATATACGGTTCCACCAGACGCTTATACAACCTCCCGTTGGTCCGTTCTGCAAATAGGTTATGGGATGCCTCCGCCATTTCCATCTCGCCGCCAAACAGCTCCCGGCAATATTCCCGGAACTCTCCCGGCACACTGATGGCCACCGGACGCACTTCCAGCCCGCCGCAGACCTCCAGCGCCTTGTGAAAAGCCGGAATCTCATAGGGCAGGACGCTCCCGCACAACAGCCGGTGATCCGCTTCCCGGAATACTGAGGTGGGCGTCTGTATCACGCCGCAGTCGTAGATGATAAACTGATACTCCCGGTCCGGCTCATTGGTCAGGTAGCAGTCAATCCCATCAATCGTGTAATGTTCGCCGGTAGGGGCCGCTTCATAGACATTGAGCAGGAGCTGAAGGTGCCGGTTGGTGTTGACCTCAATGTAGGCGACCTCCGCGCCTCTGGCGGCCAGCCACGCCGCCAGATTGAACGCCGTCACCGTTACGCCGCTTCTGCGCTGCGCCCCTGCAACGGCAATACGGATATTCTTAGCGTTCCAGCGGTAGGGGATGATCTCGGCCTCCGGTTCAGGAGTCGGTTCCTGTTGGGATTCTGGCTGGCTTGATACAGGCGCAGGCGTCACATACCGCTGCATCCCCTCATCGGACAGGGCCTCCCGCAGTTCGTCGGCGGCGTCCTCCAGCGTTTCCGCCGTAATCAGGTTCACCACCCCAATGGACAAAAGCCGATGGATACAGCCGCTCATATCCTCACAGCCGGACAGGATCACGATGATACGGGCAGAAAACATCATCTGGAAGGACCTCAAAGCCAGGGTGAAGTCCTCGCCGCTTTCCTCTATACAGGCCGCGTCAATCAGGAAGAACTTGGCCGTGGCATAGTTTCGCATATCCTTGGTGACAAAACTTTTCAGGCTGAACTTCCCAACCAGCTTTTTGGACGGCAGGAGCATTTCACGGGCCGCGCCGTCGATCAGCCCGCTTTTCTGGTTACTTGTCAAGTACAGCAGCATACGATGTACCTCCCATATCCATGTTTTCCACCGCCCTTTCCGGCTCTCCTGTCAGCAGAAGGACAACGCCAACCACTACAATGGCGATGTAGATCAATAATTCAATCAGTTTATTTCGGTTGTTCATACCATGCTCCTTTAATAGATCGCCCAGAAGGGGCCGCCAGCGGCAGCGCCTTTTCTGGCTTCATCCAGAATAATGGAGAGGTCCCATTCCTGTTCGCTCCGCTTGCGGCTGGCAGGGTCGGCCACCAGGATTTTCCCCTCCGCAGTTACACCGCGCAGGACAATGAAATGCCCGGAGTTGGTAAAGTGCCCTTTTGCCATGATCGCCACAACCAGCTTCCCATCCGCCAGCGCGTCTACCATCGCCTGCGGGTCATCCGGGGGAACGCTCTCCCAGGACAGGCCGTAGGCTTCGGCTGCTGCCGGGATCAGGCTGTGGTAAGAGCCGTTCCCTTCGCAGCGGTGTCCATTCGCTACGGACCATTCGCTGAGTTCTACTGGGTCATGGGGCGTCCCGGTCAGGGTCGATGTGACAATCGCCATCGCCGTGGGGCCGCACCCGGCCTCGCCAATCGTGCCGGATGTGCCGTACATGGTATCTGCCCACCGCTCATCCAGTTGGTTGTAATAGATGACCTCCCGGCCCCCATCGGTAAAGATCACGCCCTCGTAGCTTTGGCCGCTGCCCTCGATATAGTCCTTTTCATAAATGCCGAGCTGCTGGTTATAGCCGTACTGGATTTGAAAGTCCTGCACCACACCCACCTCATCGCCCACCAGCCATTGGGACAACATAGAGAACGGGCTGGTAATCAGGTATAGGATAAAGGCAATCAGGAGCAGCAGGCCCAGGACCGGGGCTAAAATGAGAATGAGCATCCTCCTGCGGCTTTCCTCATCGGTCGCCGCCCGCGCCGCCGCTTGTGCCAGCAGCTTTGCAGTCAACGGATCAATCGCCAAAACAACACCTCCAATCAGCCCATTTCCGCGCCTATGTCCGCCAGCATCCGGTCAAACTGCTGGCGGATTTTTTCCCGTTCCCGCCCGGCACTGTCATCCATCACAAACTCCTTTTTCCCATCCTCATTCTCACGCACGGAAACCGCATAATCCCCGTTTGCAATAAAGAAGGAAGTATAAAGAGTTTGGATGGCCGGGGCGGGCATCCGGGAAATCTCAAAGGGCGTGGCGGCGCACTTGCTGTTCCAGGAAAAGAGGTTGCGGGCCGCATCTGCCGTCAGCTTCATCCAGTCATAGTCAAATTCTTCTTTCTTCATCAGGGCGCCAAAGTCAATCCCGTCCGGCGAAAAATACCGCTCCACCTTTTCGGCAAGAGCCGGGTGGGATGCCATCAGGTAGAGGGCCGCCTGATAGGAACAGTCCAGCTCTCCGCCCCGACAGCGCATCGAGGACAGCTTGGTTATCAATGATTCATACCGTTCCGCATGGTTCATAAAAACACCTCCATAATTTCGGGAATAAGTACGGCGGCTGGGTACATCCCAGTCGCCAGAGTGTTACCGGCCGCCCGCCTTGCCCATGTAGGCAAACTTGTAGGCCGGAATCTCAAAATTGACATGAAGCCGCTTGGAGCCGACCAGGAACAGGGCGTGTCCCCGGCGCTTGCTCTCCAATAACTCCTGCTCGGCGTCCGTCAGGTTGTAGAGGTCAGTTGTTTCCTGAAGGTTTTTGCCGTCGCAGCCCATCAGGATTTTGTAGCAGGGAATATCCAAAAGTGCCTGCCCGTACATCTTGATCTCCGGCGCCAGGAAATCCACCACCGAATGAGAGATGATCGCCAGGGCGGACTCATATTTTCTGGACCGCTTCTCCACATTCCGCAGGAAGGCCAGGGATTGCGGCACCTGCGGGTCGATCATCAGGTATGCCTCGTCGCATACCAGAAGCACACGCTCCCCACGATTGTTGCTCATCTGCTCCCAGCACCAGGTCAGCAGATTGAAATACTGCGTCCGCTTGATATTGTCCGCTGCGTTTTGCAGGCTGTGGGTATCCAGGCAGACAAAATGGGAGTCTGCCTCCAGTGTGCTGTGCCCGTTCCAAAGGAAGCTGTCGCTGCCCTTGGCGGCGTCATACAGCAGCATGGCAAGGTCACGGAATACCGGATTGTCTGGATTGGCCTCGGCTTTCTTTTCAATCAGGCTGTGGAGATCTTCCATGATGGGGAAATCTGTCGCTTTGAGCTGGCGAATATCTGTGTCCCAGAAGATGCCGAACTGGTTATATAGTTCAATAACCGTCTGCTTCAGGACGGCCTTCTGCATATCGCTCAGGCTCGGCAGATACAGGGAGAAGATGATCTCCAGCGTTTTGATATGGAGCGCCATATCGGACATTCCATTTCCCTCATCCGTATAGAGCTTGTCGGTTTCGTCCTCATCGTCACGGGGCGCCGGTCTGATCTGCAAAAGATTGGAGCGGCCGTTACGCCCGCCGCCTGCGTTCAGCCAGTTCCCGCCCAGGTTCCGGCACATATCCTTGTATTCGGATTCCGGGTCGATACAGAGGATTTTGGTCCCTTTCATATACTCCGACAGCATGATGTGCTTGACCACGGTGCTTTTGCCGATACCGGCCACGCCCATGACAACGAAGCTGCTGTTGGTGCGGTCGTTCCCGCGTGTCCAAGGGTCCAGGATCACCAGCCCGCCGCTGCTGTCCTTGGCAAAATAATAGCCCCGGCCATCGCTGTAACCGGAGCTTGCAAAGGGGAATCCGCCCACAAAGGTACTCATGGGGATAATGCGGGAAACAATACTGTCCACCGTCCCGTTGGCGGGATAGGTGGGCGAAATGCTCTGAAACCCCTCCTTTTGCAGATTGGCGAGGGTGCGGACCTTGCATTTCTGAACGCTGAACGCGCTCTCCACACGGCGGCAGATTTTGGAGAAGGCCGCCTCGTCCTGCGCCACCGGCATCACCGTGAGCGACATCATGGCGACGGTTTCGCCCTCCTGGTCGATCTTCTGCATGATATGCTCCCCGTCCTCGGCGGCTTTTTCCGCCCGCTGACGGGTCAGCGGGTCTTTGGCGCTGTCGGCGGCGCCCCGCTGCTGGACAATGCTCTTGGAGAGGGCGGAGATCAGGGTGCTGTTATCAATCGGGGTGATCCCCACCGATACAATGGTGCTGGGGATGTTCGTGATTTTGGAGAGCCAGCCCATCTCCACTTTTTGCGGATAGCGGACCGCCCCATAGACCTTTCCCATATTTTCACCGATGACCAGGCTGTTCCGCTTGATTTCCAGCCCCATCGGGGTAATGACATTCAGCAACGCTTCATTGACAGGGAGCGTTTCTTCCTTCTTCTTGGTTCCTAACAATGATACACCTCCAAATCAGCGGCACGAGTACGGCACACCGATATAATCTAAGACAGCGCCCAGCTCCAGCTCATGGATGCAGTAGTGGTACTGCTGGGGATGGGTTTTCTCCATGAGCTGAAACCGATTCGGCTCATGCTCCAGATGAACGCCGTACATACAATACATGCACCCCGATCTGGAAACGCCGGTGGTTTTCAGAGTCGGGGCGCCGTTCCTCTTTTTGACCTCCACAATATCCCCATAGATGGGCGCATAGGGGATGCCGGTCATTTTCAGGTAGAGCAAAATATCTTCCTCCCGCCAGAACGCAAGGGGCTGGCTGAGGGGACGCCTGCGTTCATAGCCGTTGCAGCCAAATTTAAGGTAAGACTGCTCCCGCAGCTTACTCTCACAGGCCAGCACTCCCGTAATGGGATGCCGCCCGGACTGCCGTTCAAACTTGTTCAGCGGGGCCTTTTTCATGTGGTAACAGCACCGGGCTGAAACCGCAAAGGGGGCGTCCAGAAGATACTTGTATTTCTCACAGTTGTAGATCGACTTCTTTCCGTTCTTATCCAGCAATTCACCGTTCAGGCGAGCCAAACGGTAAGGCTGGCCTTTCCGTGCGCCGCTGACGGCATCGGACACTTCCTTGGAAATGACCGGATAGCCGTATTTCTCAATGATCTGCGTAAACGGATAGCGTGGGCGAAGCCAAATCACATTGTCTTTCGTTTTTACAAAATCGCGCAGTTCGGGGTATTCCAGCCCCGTGTCCACATACACGGCGGGAATATCCGGGCAGACCTGCCGTGCCAAATCAAGGAGTACCGTGGAATCCTTACCGCCGGAAAAGCTGGTAAAGACCTGCCCGCTGTACGCCCTGTACCATTCCAATATTTTCATCTGCGATACTTTGATCTTTTCTTCGAGGCTCCAACCCTGCATGATGTTCAAATCCTGCCGGGTGTGCTTCATTCTTACACAACACCTACACTTTCTAAAATCGGGATCGCCGCTTCAAACCCGGCGTCCTCCAAATGGACATAGGCCGGGTTGTTCACCAGATTGCACAGCCGTACAATATCCTGCTGCTCCAGAATCTCGGTCTGGATACCGCAGTCGGCAAAATAACCGGACAGATATTTCAGCTTTTGCAGCAGCTCCCGCTCTACACCATCAACCGCCTTGTCCCAGATTTTGATGTAAAACTGCCGTTCCACCACCTCGCCGGAGAGGGCAAACCCGCCCATCTCCACGATCTCATGCTTCAGCAGCTCCTTTTGCTTGATATTGGAGGAAGCTGTGAGGGTAGAGGACAGTTCCGCCATCAGGGGAGAAATATCCACCGGGCGGGAAACCGCCAAAAGCTGAAACGGATATTGGCCGCTGGACAGGCTGACCGTGAGCTGCTTGGCGATCAGCCGCTTTTCATTCTTGCTGAACAGCTCCGTGCTGATGGGAAATATTTTCAGGTACGCCAGCGCCATGCCGTCACGGGTGTAAAGGAAGCTCCCGCGAATATCCTTGACATTGACAAACTCATTGGCCGTCATCTGCGCCAGTTCTTCCTTATCCCTGCTCTTGGCTTTCTTGCGCCTTTCTGAAAATTTCAAAAAAAGAAGCGTACCGCCTCCCAGCAGTACGCATACCAAAATCATAATGATCGGCAGCAGCAACCTATCAACCTCGCTTTCCTTGCCGCAGTTTACAGTTCCAAATCATCCTCGTCCTCCAGTTCTGGTTCCGGCTCATCAGTATAGTCCGGCAACACATCCTCAACCGCAAATCCAAAACTGTGCCCGCCGACCCAGTCCACTTGAACAGAAGCATACAGTTCTTCAAAGTTTTTGCTGAAATAGGCCAGTTCTTCTTCGCTGGCTCGTTCTGTTTCACCTTCCCCGTAGAGGTAGGTTCCCACTTCCGCATAAACCCGGTCGCTTTTCGGCAGGCTTCTCAAATCATCCCGGATGATTTCATCCTCCAGGAGATCCTCCGCACAGTCCGGGCTTCCGGGAGCGTAGTATTCTTCCAGCAGGCCGGAATCAGAGGCCAGGGTCACAACAGAAAACATCTTGCTCATTTTGAACCACCACCTTTCCGGCCCCCGAACATCAGCCGCAGAAATTCCTCCGCATCTTTTGCTGACCGCACCTCAAAGGTCACGGCGGAAGGCCGTGGCCCTGTGAAGTAGTCCCGGAAACAGGCGATTTGTTCTTCGGTCAGCGATACGCCATGCCCCTCCGGGGTGTCGCCATAGAGAAAGAATGTCCCGTGAAGCGTATCATTCCCTAACTGGCGATTTACAGGCAGGCCCAGCCATTTGCCAGCGGCGTTACAGCACAAGACGGTTTCGTGGGGCAGGGAGATACATTCGATCTCGCCGCCGACAAGGGTCTGATGGTGTTCCAGGGAATCCTCCAGCACAGCGGTATAGGGTTCCTTTCCCGGCTCAAATATCATCACTTTGATTTCTCTATTGCTGCTCATCTTTTTTCCCTTTCTCATCATGGGTTCCCCGGCGCGATATGCCAGTCATCGTAGAGGGAGCCGCTGATGGTCACAGAATCAGTGAGATTGGCGCAGAGCATCCCTGCCGGGGTCCAAATGTCCATCACATGGGTATTGACTGTATAGCTCCCATCGGGGAACCACACCGGCGAAAAATGGACCCGCTGCTTGTAGGTGCTGTAAATATTTTCGGCAAACTGGAACCGTGCTGTTCTTCCGCTGGAGAGCCGGTCCAGCAGGCGCCAGTAGGTCGTATAGTTAAATTCGGGGAAATAGGAAACCGCCGTCTGGCCGTAGGTGTAGTGGGACATGGGCGCCGATGTGCTGACTGTGGCGGTGACGGTGTTGCTCACGCCGTAGCCGGATTTCATGGTATTCCCGGCTGCCGTAGGCACCTTCTCATCCGGTTCAATCCTCGTGGTGGCGGTCATGGAGGCGGAATAGTTGTCCCGGAAGAAATCATACCAGCCCTCATCCACCCAATATCCATCATCATCGCCGGTGCTGTGCCACACCCAATACGGGTGCCACTGTGCCCACCACACGCTCCATGCGGCGTAGGACTTTTCCTCCCGGCTGGGAACGCCGCTAGACCGCCAGCTTCCTGCGGTGTCGGTGGCCTTCGGGTCCGGCGGGTCGTTGCCGGAAAGATCAACCACTTTTGCCTTGATGGTAGTCTGGCTCAGAGTCCCCCGGTTTGTGCGTACTGTGATGGTAATATCCTGCGGTTCGGACGGGGTATGCCACTTCACCCACGCAAGCTGACTGTCCCCCTCCGGGATGACGATATTTCTCATGCGGTAGGTGCTGCCCTTGATGGTAAAGGTCACAGTGGCGGGGCCGTCCGGGTTGATCTCAGAACCGGCATAGAGCGTCACCGGCGTTATCACATCGGTGTCCACCCGGTATTCGTAGTCATAGTCGGTGGGTTCCGGCTGCTCCGGGGGCTGTTCCTCAAACCGGACAATGCCCATGCCCAGGTAGGCGATGATAGTATCATTGGAACAGGTCTTGTTCGCGGGACCGGAATAGGCCGCAAAGCCTAAATCCGAATATTCAAGGTACATCGCCAGCGGGAGGTTTTTATGGGTCAGGCTCGTCATGGTCCTGCGCAGGGCGCCGCCCGTCTGGTTGTCGTAGAGGGCCGCTTCATGGGCGGTCATGGCGTACATAACTCCATTGTGCTTGAAGTAGGCCATTGGCTCCAAAAGCAACTTATACTCGCCGCCAATCAGTTCATCATAGTTGATCCCTGTCTGCTGCGCCACCAGCTCGACCGCATACTCAGAACAAAAATATTTCTTGATGGCCTCAATATTTGCCTTGGTACTGCCGCTGCTGATAATGCGGGGCATAGCCTGTGCAGGCGTATAATAATCGTAATTTCCTGTGGTGGGGGAAATGCCCGTCCCTCTGCTGTATTGGATTTTGCTGATCTTTCCAAAATGAATTTTAATCGTAGGATTTTTGTTTGTCAGGTCGAAGGGAGTAGAAACCGGCTGGCCGGATTCTGCGTCCACAACGGTAATCCTTACGCCATCCATGCCGGGGTTCCATGAGTTCTGCGAGGTCCCCTGTCCCATGCTGCCGCCACCGCCGTCCACATTCCCGCTGCCTCCGGTGTCGGCCAGGGCGCTCATCGGGCAAATGCCCAGAATAAGCAAAAAGCTCAAAAAGAAGGCAAAAATCCGTTTCAAAAGCGCACCTCCAGTCTGCTGATTTTTGAAAAAGAGCATAAAAAGAGTACGCCAGAAATGCCGCACTCCTGTGCCAAGGGTCATCCCATGATGCCGACTTGCTTATTTATATCTCCATCTGAATCAATATTGTGCTGCACAGAACTGCCGCCCTCGTCAGGAATCCAGCCGAAGCCCTCAATGTAAATAGAGCCGTTCTGCGTATCGCCGTTCTGGGGCTGATTGGCAGCGGGATCGGAAACAATCGGCTCATCGTTCTCGCTGGCCGCCTGCTGTTCCTCCGGGGACGGTGCGGGCGGCGGAGTGGTTTCCGGCTTTCTCTCACTGTCGGTCAAATCAACATCCACCTGATCCTCCTGCTCCACATCCAGGACAGGATCAGCCTGTTCCTGCGCAGGGGTGTTTTCCGGCGCGGAAACATCGGGGACCTCCACTGTGGGCGTCGTGGTTTCTTCCTCCGGGGGCTGGCTCACATCCTCCGTGGTAACATCCGTAGGGGCGGCGGCCGGGTCCGTCCCGGACGGCTGACTGCTTTTGCCGAGCATGGACACAGAAACACCGATCACGATCAGCAGCACCGCCGCCACACCGACGATGGCAAGCAGTTTTTTATTTTTTTCGTTCATCTGGAATCCTCCTTTTAAGGTGAAATTATATCAAAAAATCAATGTGTTCCTCTGCCCTCATTATATCAGTTGCACAATACCGGAGTCCAGGTGGAAGAACACACAAACATTTTTTTGCGCTATGGGAAACCGCCAGGCAGAAATAGACAAAATCTAAAACCGGGGAACATATTTGGCGTTGAGCTTCATGGTGATCTGCATGGGCGGCAGATGGCCGAACCCAAAGGAAAGGGGCACCTCCACCGTGACCGTTCCCGTCACATTGAGCTGCGTGATTCCCTCCGGCGCGGAGGGTGCAAACGGGGCGTTTTCCAGTTCCATGCGCAGATCATAAAAGCGATATTCCAAATCCGGCCCCGCGTATTTCAGATACCGCCCATCCTCGTACACCAGGCCCAACACCTGTTGCAGCCGGTCATACACATTCCCGGTAGTGACATTCTTTGTCCAGGACGAACCGGAAAGCTGGTAGCCTCCCGAATACCCTTCCCGCAGGCCGGGGTAGGCTTCATCCCAATTTTCCGTTGCCACCGCTACGATAGCGGATTGAACAGAATCCCGGACGCCCTGCGCCACAATCATCAGCCGCATATATTCAAACACCACGCAGGCCAAAATCAGGCAGCAGACCACCACCGCCAGAATCATGGGCGTGCCCTGCCCGGACCTGTCTTTCAAAACTGTTTTCAGCCTGTTCAT